CATGTTTTTAGGTTTCATTTTTTCAGTGACTTCATCAATGCATTCACCAATCGGTCTTTCGTATATTGATAGACCATTCTCTTCTTCAAGAGGATTCTTGAATGCTAACTCACGAAGTTTTATACCAGAGATTAATGTTGCCGAAGAACCAATGAATTCTGTCTCAAACTCTTGTCTAAATTGTTCTTCAGAAGTGTTTCGTATTGTCTCTTCTTTCCAAGCATCATCACGACCCGGAACCATTGACCAATGAACTTCAAGTGGTTTGTATGTTGAACGACCTTCTGTCGCATCGACCCACATCTTATAGAATTGATTCAGACCATTAGGTGTCGATACAATAATAACCTTTGTTGTTTTACCTGATGAAATAACTGGATATGTCGATGTGAAGAAGTCTTGTGCCATGTTGTGTTGAACGAAGGCAAACTCATCTAGAAAAACTAGATTGTAAGTACCACCACGAACACCAGATGCAGAAGTAGCGTATGCCCAAATAACAGAACCATTTTCAAGTTCAATGTTACCTTTGTTCCAAACTTTGATACCTTGTTGCAACCATAGAGGCAAATATTCATATGCGTATTGAAGTCGACCTAAAATCTCACGAGCCAATGCGCCTTTGTTTGCAAGAATTGCAATCTTATAATCAATGTTGAATAGTACAGTCCAAAGCATATAACCAACTGTCGTGGTTGTCTTACCAACCTGACGAGGCATCTTTGCAATACAGAAACGATTGTTGTGAAATGTATCAACCATCTCTTCTTGAAATGGCCACATGTCAAATGGGACAAGACCTTTGTCCACATTGACAATCTTCACATATGTTTTGATGAAGTAAATTGGGTCCTCAGAACACTTTACAATCTCTGCAACTTGTTCTTCAGTGTAGGATATCTCTACACCTAATCTTTTTAGACTCGCATTACCATTATACCCACCACCATTATCACTCATTTATTATTCTTCAAAAACTTTACTAGTTCTGTTGTTGAGCCAACAAAAACTGCTTTATCAACATTTACATTACCGCTTTGTTTTTTATCGTCAGACCCTTGTAAATCTTTCTTGCGCTTTTGCAATTCAAGCAAGTCTTTATTCAAGTCAGATAAATTTTTGATGAATGTTGCGGCAACTTCATATGCTCTTGGTTGTTCAGATTCGTTTGCTACCAACAAAAGATTATCAAAGGCAACACCGCCTTTGTTGATTAATTTTTTGATATTCTGTCTGGCAAACTCAACATCATCTTCAATAGTTGAATCTTTTATTTCGACAACGGCAGTCTCTTTGACCTCAATTACATTTGTTGGTGTTATTGGGTCTATGTCGAATATGTCTGATAAGTTTTTATCTATGCTTTTCATAATGTATCAGGATATTCTTTTGACTGAATGGTATAGCCAAAATCATCATTTGTGTCAGCAGTCACAGGGCTTTGAGTAATCTTTGTGTTTGCTATCAATAATGGTGTAGTCTCTACAGTAGAAACGACATATCTTGCATGTGAATCTGCACCAATAACAATATCGTTTGCAGACAATACGCCAGTCATCGAAGTTGCAATCAGAGTGTTTGAATTTGGTCTCCAGTACAATACTGTGCCAAGAACATCTCTTCTGTTTTCAACATTGATAGTCTCACCTTCAAGATATGTTCCGTTTCCTGTGTTTGCAGTATTCTGCATAACTACAGTCTGAATTGCTTTGTTATTGGTATCGTAGAACAAGTTTGTTGTAGAACCACCAGTGATAATGTTTGCGCCGTTTGCAACAATACCACTATCGATACCAATAATGATAGCACTGTTAGCAACAGGACCAAACAGATATCCTTTGACAGTGAATGTCAAATCCCATGTAATGATTCTTTGTGAATCTAAACCACCTTCATATTCTATGTTCTGTGAAACACTATTGAGAACAATAGGAATGTCTTTGATGATATTCAGTGATGGAACTAGATTAGCAGTGACTGTATAGTCTGGAACAAAATATGGTAGAATTTGTTCAACAAGTTGTGTACCATCTTCAATGTTGCGAACAAAAACACTCAGTGTGAAATCAAAGTTATATGGTGCACCAACATACTGAGACTTGACTGTTCTTTTGACTGTTGTGTCAGCGGCTGCAATCTTAATAGCCGATTGTTGCTTACGGCTAGAATCATATGAAATGTTTGTCATTTCAAAATTAAGTCTAGGTAAACTTATAGCGACAGACTTTGTTAGAGTAGGGTCTTGCTGTAATCTTGTAATGAATTTTTCTTTGGCACCATATGCAAGAGGCACTTTAATAACTTCTCTTGCAGTGCCATCATTAGCATATCTTTTGATAGACAAATTATTAAACATCGTACCAAAAATTACGACATATTTTCGAAAGCTACGATTGTAAAAATGAGTACCAAACATTACGGTTCACCAAATGGATTGTTTTCAGAGAAGTCGATGATATTATCACCCTCTGTTTGAACAATTTTATTATCTGCAATATCTTCAAATGAGAAGTCGAGGTCTTGTGCTTTCGATTCACCACTTGTTGAAAGTATCCAAGATGCATTACTTGTGGCACCTTTAATGGCTTGTAAACTTGTGAATGTTCCATTAATCTTAATGACTTCAAGTTTTCTTGTTGTTGAATTAAACGAAGTGCATTCAGCAAAAGCGGTTGCTGTAGCAACATTGCTACCTTGATATACTGTCTCATTATTTGCCGCATCGAAGTTTCCGCTACCTCCAGCATTCACAGACAATGTTGTTACTGTATAATTGTGTCTAATTTGTTCATCAACTTCTTCAACACCAGTTTCAATAATTTCACTAGAGAATACGAATTGGCGAAGTTTCAATGAGTACAAATACACATTGTTGTCACGCCCACGACCCAATGGATAGAACATTGCAGGAGTGTTCTCATGCTCAACATGGGCAATCTCAAAGAAGTTTTGTACAAGAGGAATGTAAATTAAGTCACCTTCTTGCGCCCTAAACAATCCAGGAACACTTGCTTTAAATCTACGGCGTGAAACAAGCATTGTCATCTCATCACGAATGTCAAGACCAAACTTAGAAATGAAATCGCCTTCACCTTCCATACCAGACACATTGTTGATGTACATTTCAATTGGGTATGCAGTAACATATTTTTTCAGCTGGTCTTCACCATACAACTTATCAATACCTGAATTGTCTGTAGTTCTTGGTAAATAGTAAACATCTATACCATAAATTTTCATGGCTTCAATCATCAAATCCTCAACGAGCAACTGCTCATTGGTTACTTGATTAACCGGAAAATTATTGAAATATAGATTCGTTGCCATTATTAGCCAACTAAAATATCTGGTGGCAATACATTCAGACTTTGAATATCTTCTTCAATCTTTTGAATTTCAACAACAGCCTCATCGTAAATTGCTTGACCGTTTAGCATCACACCGCCTGGCATTTGAATGCCTGCAAACTTTTTAAGATTATTACCCCATTGTTTTTTAATCAATGCAATAGCATATCTCTTTAAGAATCTATCATTCCAAACATCAGAGATACCTGATTTTGTAATTGTTTGTCCAGTTGCTGTGCTGGTGAATGCACTGTAAACATTTAATGAAGTTGGCGAGTTGATTTGAACGATTGTTTGTGTTTGACTGCCAACAGTGATTTCATCACCAATAAACAAATCATTGTAGAAGTTTGTTCCGGTGCCAGTTACTACAACCGAAGCATTCGCAACATTGGCTGTTCCGGATGCAGTAAATGTATCGGGGTCTAATTTACGATAACATTCAACAATTACCCAATCGTTTGTTGTTATGTTATTATTCCAATCGATATCAAGAAACAATTTGTTGAGATGGCGATTGAAACGATATTGTGGTTTACCAGAGAACAGCAAATTCAATGTTGCGATATGTTGCATTGTAATTTCATATGGCACATATGACACTGAAGTAAAGTCGTACAGGTCATGTAATCTCAATTGATAACGCAAATCGAACATGTTGATTGATGAGTTTGAATCATCAAATGGAAACACATTCACAACACCAATCACTGCATCAGGAACATAAATCCATTTTCTTGCAATATCATCTGTTGTAATTTTGTGTTTCATGTAAATCTTCTCAACACCATCGAAGTGATAGTCTTGAAAAAATTGTAATGCTTCATCTATTCTGTCTTCTAGTTGGTCATCATCGACATTGATATCAATGACAGGAAAACCTAACTCACGAAGACAGTAGGTTTTAAAAGTGGATCTTGTTGTTGGTTTAGCCATAGTGGTATATTTATCCTAGTGCGATTGCCATTGCCATTGCATCACCAATTGTTCCTGCCTGTTGTCCGCCAATAAAAACATTATCGGCATACACATTACCTTTAACGCCAGCACCGCCGGCAATAGTTATTGCGCCTGTTATATTTGATGTTGATGTTTTTGTGTTTGAGACATATAATTGCGATGCGCTATTAACTGTAATCAATGCACCACTGTTTGCCAAACCAGTCGAACCACCGGCATTGGCAGTGTATTGTCTTGAACCATCTGAGAATTGAATGTATTGCGAAGTCGCAACTGCACTTGCAGTAAAGTTTGTCGATACATTAATGTTATTTACATTAAGTGTCGCTATAGTTTTATTGAATGTGAAGTTGGCATTTGAACCAAAAGAACCAGCGTCATTGTACTGAACTTCTGTGGTGAGACCGGCAGGCTGAGTTGTCCTAATCGAACCAAGAGTATTCGATGAAGTCTTATAGTAAATTATACCATCGGCGTAATTGAGAGCAATCTCACCGTTAGCAATAACACCTAAAGAAGGAGTGGCTGCCGCTGTACCCGAAGAACGGACTGCAATGACTGTATTTGCCATGCTTAGAAAGTTCCGCCAGCCGATTCAACTTTCAAAACAACATTATTTTCTTTTACAGAAACTTTCTCGGTAGATTTTACTTCTTCAACTTCTTCTTTGGTGGTTTCAATTACTTCTAAACCTAGTTTTTTTCTTTTTGAATTTGGTAGCATGTCTTCTAACTGTTTGATGTAATGGTTTTTATCAGCAATATCATTTTCAACATTTGCAACTTTATCATTCAGTTTTGCAAGTTCCCTTGCTTGCTCATTCAATGCAGTCTGTAGACGATGTTTATCAGCATCACTATTGCTAGTGTTCTTAATGATGTTGTCTTTGTTTTCAACTTCTGAAGTTAGAGAAACTATCTTGTTTTGTAGATTAGCATTTTCTCTAACAACAGATTCATATAAATTTCCTTTTTCTTGAAGAGCAGGTATTTCTTTTACCTTCTCTTCAAGAAATTTGATTTGCGTTTGAAACATAAAATTCTGTTTCAGCACAGCAGTGAAATTTTCTAGTACTACCTCATTGTAAACATTTATAAAATTTGCATCGGACATAATAAAACCCTTTCATAGTATTAATTATATATTAGAAACTTCCACCATTCAAATGTGCAAATGTTGGTACGCCTGAAGAATTGATTTGTAACACATGACCTTCAGTAGATGAAACTACAGTAGTCAATGCGCTGGAACCTTGACCAATGATAACACCATTCAATGTGAGTGCAGTATTACCAGTACCACCATTACCGACCGCAAGTGTGCCAGAAATGTGAGTTGTAAGACCAATTTTACCATAGCTAGGTGCAACACCCACACCACCAGAGATTAGAGCATTGCCTGTAGCAACATCGGCAAGTGATGCTAGAGTTGTTGCACCAGATGCATATACAATATCACCAGTAGTGTATGATGCAAGACCTGTACCACCACGAACAACAGCAAGTGTACCAGATGTAACTTGAGATGCGGCAATTGCAATTTCTGCGGCAGTTACTGCTGAAACTTCACCATACTGATTAACAGTCAATGATGTGATTGTATTACCAGCGGCAACACCACCAGTTAATGTGTAACCAGTATTCGCTTGTGATGCAAGTTTAGTACCATCAAAGATGACTCTTTGACTTGATGTGAATGATGTTCCGTTTGTACCACCTCTTGCAATAGGTAATGTACCTGTTGTTACAGCAGATGCATCGATAGCAATAGCAGTATTAGTAACAGCAGAAACTCTACCATATGCATCTGTAGTGATGACTGGATGATAAGATGATGAACCATATGTGCCAGCAGTACCTGTGTTTGCTAATGTTGCAAGTGCAGTACCATTAAATGCAACAATACCATTTGTAAATGATGTTTGGTTTGTACCACCATCAGCAATGGCAATTGCAGAAGCAAGACTAGAGACTGTACCACCAGTGATGTTTGCTCTTAGTGTGGCAGTATTAGCGGCAGTTAAAGAACCAGTCGCAAGTACATTTGATGTTGGGTCTGTTACTAATCCTTTGAATAAGAAGAAGTTACCTGCGGCTTGTCTGACAAGACCATGATATGTTACAGAAGAACCTGTGTTTGCTTGTCCATAGAAACCAATATCTAAAACATCACCAACTGTATTATTGGTAGCAAGTTTGATTAGAGAATCGGTTGTTGTTACTGTTGAAGTATTGACTGTTGTGGTAGTACCAGTAATAGTTAAGTTACCTGTAACAGACAAGTCGCCAGAAATAGATTGTGCGCCAGATGTGCGAACAACCGTATTATCAACATCAATAATAACTGTAGTATTTGCAGCCGTTACAGCAGTAGTAATACCATCACCACCTTTGAAAGTGATTGTATCTGTAGCAAGAGCGACAGGATCAGTTCCTGTATCACCAGCAATGTTTAGTGTAGTTGAAATTGAGACATTAGCCGCTGAAGTGATGCGACCTTTTGCATCAACAGAGAATGTAGGAATCTGTGTAAGACCACCATATGTGCCAGCAGAAACACCAGTCGAACCTAGTGTTAATGGAATGTTTGCATTTGCAGAACCGTCAATAGAAACAGTACCATTGGCATCACCAGAGACACCAATTGTTCTTGCAGTTGCCCAAGTAGATGCAGTATTTGCATTACCAAACAATGATGCATAGATTGCAGTTGCTGAAAAGATACCTGCTGTATCTCTTTTTACAATCGTATTTGCTGTATTAGCAGATGCCGCATTCTCAAGTAGTTGAGTATAGTAGCGACCACCAACCGCAATGACTTGATTGCCGGCTTGACCTATGAATAATTTACCAGATGTGTTTGAGTACGCTGGTTCAGCAACATTGAGTGTCGATGGGGCAGCCGTTCCTTCAGACCACTTTAGTTGGATGACTGTATTTGCCATGGTTTCTTACCTTATTGTTATAATTGATGTTCTATTTATGATTTCTCAAAATGACCCGCCATTCACACTTGCCAAACCAATCTCTCCAACATAACGATAACCAGTAATATAAATTACTTTTGCGGCGGTCAAAGCGGCAGGAATAGGCGATGACCCCACGAAATTTAGTACACCAGACTGATAATCAAACCACCATTCACCAACACCAGATATACCAGCATCAGATAATTGTGTTCCAGTTGATGGTGCATTACCAACACCAGCAGTATCAGCATATACTTTTACGAAATATGTTGAACCAAATTCAGGTGGTATCCAATCAGTTAAATTAGTTTTCCAAGTAGGATAGACACTAGAAGTTGGTGTTGATGTTGTGTCGGCAGTACATTGTACTGCGGCTGTTGTTAAATATGCTTGTACAACTCCAGTCACAGCGGCAGCCGTTGCAGGAATCTCACTTGATTTTGTCCAAACTTTATCTAAACGATTTAATGCTGGACTTGCAATAGATTCATTACTTGCACCTTTATTCGTGCTTGTATCTGTCTTAGCAACACCAAACAATTTTTTAAATAGTAAGTCGATTTTTTGTGTATCAGAATATGCCATTAGTTACTCGCAGTCTCTAAAGATAACGCCGTTACTGTCTGACCGCTTGTGAGTTTGATGCGAACATATATTTCATTTGTTCCTGTACTTGAACTTGATACAGTACCAAATGTGCAAGTCTTGCTGTGTGCAGTTTGTGCGGAGTTTAATGTAACGACACCACCCAATGCACAACCATTGCTTCCATTACCACCAGAACCTGCGCCAGGAACACCAGAACCAGCATAAGCTACAGACATGTCTAACCAACCATTTAATGTTGATGATGTGTCAATTGTACTTCCTGGTAATGCTACCCAAAGTCCTGCAATTGTTCCTGTGAACTTGATATTAAATTTAGATACAGATGTTCTCACAAATCTAAAAGTGAAATATTGATTACCTGTTCTACCTGTGCTTAAATTAGGACCAGCTGGTAAATATCCAGTTGCATAGTTTGTCTGGTCATGTTTTAATGTAGCGGCAACAATTGTAGCATCGTTTGCAGTCAATGTACTTGATTGACTATTGAACAAAGATGCGCCAGCACTATATGTTGGAGTGTCTGTGGTTCCTGGATTTATAATTCTTGCGGCAAGACCTGAACCAGTACCGACAGTCGAACCAAAAGTCACTGCGGTTTCTTCCATCAAACTTGATGTACCTGTTTTATACAAAACAGTATTTGCTAATGCGGTTGTAAATGCTTGTGATGCAGTAGAGTAACTGTTATCTACTGTAACACTTGGACCGGTTGCGGATGAACCAAATCCTGCGATAATAGTTGATGATGTATTCACAACAATAGAACCACTAGAAACAAGATAGTTTCTTGCCATTGATGTGATACCAACAGCAGGATAGTTGTTACTTGATGGTGCACCAAATGCACCACCTGCTGTGCCAGTAAAAAAGTTATTACTGGTCGGGTACATGTCACCACTTAATTTAGATACATTGACACCCAATAAGAATGTTGTTGCACTTGTGTAGTGTGGTACTGTGCTTGAATAGATTACAGTTGTTGATGATGGAACAATTGTAGGTGTTGCAAATGTTGGAGAGCCTGGAGCCGAGTCATCATAGTACCATGAAACTGTTGATGTGTTTGAACCAGCAGAATGTGAAAGATAAATTTCATTCCATCCATTTGCCACTGTACCAGAACCTTGGCAGTCAAAACTACGCCAAAAGTCAGCATATGAAATTCTACCAGTCTGTGCATAATCTTTACTATCAGTAACAATCAAATCACTGTATGTTCCATTTGCACTTGATGATGTAAATGTGACTGCACCTGTAGCAACATTATTCTTTACGAGTGTTAAAGTACCAGATTCACCTGGACCCACATCATTAAATGTATTTGTTGTATATGATGAGGCTCTACGAACTGAAGTAACTGTAGAACCTGCGGCAGCCTGTTTGCTTGCTGTTGTTGTTCTATCAGTTTGTGTAAAACTTGTCATTCTATAAGTTGACAAAGTATTTACAACTAATGAAGTTGCATTTGGAAAAGCACCAGGAGACTGTGGTACTAATTTACCAAGAATCTGATTGATTTGTGCAAGACCATTTGTCACCGTTGTAGCTTGCGTTAATGTCACAGCATTACTTACAAGAACGCCAGCAGTATTTGCACCAAGAACTACAGTGTTACCAAAAACATTGTTTGCGGCATTGTATGATGAGTTAGCTTGTGCAAAAGCAGAATCTAATCTGCCAGCATCTGCAATAGTATAATATGTTGCACCATCAGAAGAGTAAACCCATTTGTCATTACCTTCATCCCAAATCAAATATGCATTTGCTGATGCGCCACGGTCAATCTCAATACCAGCATTAGCCGCAGGAGTTGCTGATGAACCAATAGACGCATTCAATGTAATGATGTTGTCTTTGATTAAGACAGTTTCTGTATTGGCATATACATTGCTACCAATAACAGTCAAATTACCTGAGACAGTTACATCACCAGAAATGGTACCACCAGCAGATGCAAACTTAGTATTTGCTTGATTGTATGCCGCTTGTGCTAAATTGTTTGCTGAATTAGCTTTGTCAAAAGCAGAGTTTGCTTTATCATGTGCTGGTTGTATTTGTGGACCAACATTGTTTGCCGCATTAAAGGCAGCCTGTGCAGTTATTGTTCCTGTGTTAGCTTGTGCATACGAAGAATTTAATCTATCAATATATGCTTGACCACCAACAACCAAAACCCCATCACCATTAGCAGTACCTATGAATAAGGTATTACTAACATATGAATATCCTTGTTCACCTAATTCAAGCGTTGTTGGCGCTGAATTGGCAATAGAGGTTTTTATCTGTATTAATGACATTAGAATGTACCGCCACTTAGTGCATTGATGTATGGGTCAGCGGCTTCGTATTTTTGTGTTATCGAATTGTAGACAAGTGTTCTACCATTAGATGTGTTTGCGGTGTTCACATTCGACAAACTTCCCAATGAGATGTTTGAAGATGGGATTGTTGTAACTGAAGCAACGGATTTTGTAGAAGGTCTAATCGAAACCGTTGATGCAGAATTCGTAATTACTGTTACATTCGTTACCATTATCGTGTCACTGATGGAAGAACTGTTGCGATACCTTCAACAACTCTAGTTTTAATATTTGATGGACTTGTCATAACCAAATCGTAAACATATCTTCCGGGAGTAAGATTAGCAGTGTTTGCAGATGACATTGCCATGGTTATTTCACCATTAGCGGCTTCTGTGATTGAAACTGTAAAATCAACTGCCGTAGTTGAGTAGTGTGATTTACGCATCTGTGCGGCTACACTATATGACGCTAAGTTTTGACCAGCACCAGTGGCATCATTTACTTTGACAACTGATGAATAATTGGCGCCTTGTTCGACCGTAATTTCTGCATAACCAGCCATTGCATTCCCCCGAAAACTTGTTAATACTCTATTTAGTCATTCATGGTACTATTAGAAACAAAAAACCCCGCCAAGGCGGGGATTTGTTATACTACAATATATTATTCTGTTGGCCAGTTCTGTGCTGTTACAACAGTTGACAAAGCAGGAACATCTGCGGCACCAGCAATTGCAGTTACTAATCGTGTGCATTCTGTGATTACTGCGGCACGATGTGTTACTGTTGCTTCTGGAATTGCAACATCTCTCTCTGCTTTACGAATGACCATCCAATCAGTTTGTGATAGAATACTGTTTGCAGTTTGCTTAACAGTTTCAGTCCATAGAGTTTTCAATACGGCTAAATCTTTTGGATGGTCTACACCCCAATAGAATCTATCATCATATTGCACATTTGTATCTTCTACTTCCGTGATACCAATTGCGTGTTTTTCTTCTAATGAAGTTAGGCGCAACCAATTGGCAGGATACTGAACACCATTATGCTTGAATGGTGCATCTAATGGTAGAGTTTTGTTATCTAGTAAAAACATTTTTTTTCCTTATCGTGCATTCGAATATTTGAATGGGTTTTCGGCAAAGGCCATGTAGATGTAAGTTCCACCTGATGCGTTAATATCAGTCCACGAGTTTCTTATTTTGAAACCGTTGGAATTTATGTCAAGCACATTAGAAGAACCAGCATCAGTCGCATTTGAGTTTGCGTACAAATAATTATCTACATCATTGTAGGTATCACGAGCAGTATCCAACATTACCCATCCACCTGTGCTGTCTGTGCGTTTAATCATTAAAAACCTTGCCCTAAACCCCAAAAATACAAATACGCCATCCGAAGAGCCATTGCCCGTGTAGCTGCCAAATGCGCTGTACCCTGCTACTGCTGAGAAAGCATAAAGAACTATAAGGCTCGATCCACCAGTAATTTGACCAGCAGTAATACCGATAGTGGTAGAACTTATTGAATTAAGCCAATTTGAACCTGTTGTAAATGGAGCGTTTGTAGCATTTAAGTACATACCTTTTGTTGTTGGTATTGAGTCTACTGATTCAAAATAGTTATGCCATAGTACCCAGTTAGAAACAGAATTTCTTTCTTTGAGAATAAACATACTTGGGGCAACGCCTAATCCGTGGCCTATTGTATAGCTGCCACTTGTTTCTGTATATGTCACGATGCTAAATCCCGCAGTTGGATTTGCACTGACTTGTGATGATATAGTTCCGCTTGTGTTAGTGACTGATGTTCCACCGCCTGCTTTCCATTGCCAAGCAACATATGTCTCGGCGCTGTTATTGCCTTGGTCGGCGGTGTTGAGCGTAAACCCGGTGGAATTCACCGAACTCAAAATAGAGCCAGAGTATTCTACTTGGGTAAGGTCAGAACAAATAGTATTGGCGATACCACGCACAGTATCTATCAGCCTGTGGTCTCTGGCGGCTGAGCGTGATTTCTGCCATATAAAATCAGGTTGGAATGATATACCGTTGACCGTATTGGTAACAACTTGCGTGGCGCCTGTACCTGTATATGTTGTAGCCGCCATGTACGCCGCACCACTTGGTATTGCTGGTGTAGATAGATTGTATGTGTTCAGTGCATTATAACCTGTTGGTGGTGTGTATGCGAATGCCCGTTGACCAAAGTTCCAAAAGAAAGAACCATTCGGGTCAGAGTCAGAGCCAAATAACCAACCATTACCTGTGTTGGTCATCCCTGTATATGCTACACCAAGAGAAGTTCCGTTTTTATAAAATGTAATTGAGCCGGCATCAGCATCCATTGCAATACCAATGATATCGCCAGTTGTTGACGATGCCGCATAAGCAACACCGGTGTTATCGTTATTACATTTATTTCCTGTATTTACTTTATATGCATAACCTGGATTTCTTGCACTACCAGATCCAAGAGTTCCTAAACCTGCTTTTGGTACATCAGAAGAAACCCCAATCCATTGTGCTGTTACCGCCGCATTGATATAAACTTCAGCATACCATTTTCCCGAAGTCATTGGAATAGTTGCATATGTTGTTCCAGTAACACCACCATTTGCACCAACAGTGAATTTAAGATTTCCGTCAGAAGTAAAATCGGTGCTTGTATTATATTGTCTAATGCCAGGATTCAATACCGCATAGTTACTAGCTAAAGGTCCAACAGTCGGCGAATCTCTCATAAAATCATAAGTAACACCAGCAGTTTTGCTGATATTATTTGGTGTCCAATTGTTACCGTTACCTGAATAATCTTTACCTATTGTTGCGGCTGTGTTATCGCTAGTGTCTGCAAACTTCAAATAGAAACCGTTTGTGCCGTATGTGCCTGTGTATGCTTTTGGAACCCATTGGCCAGTAAGAATATCATTTTGACCAAATGATGATGGTGTCAGGGCTTGTCCGTCAATCAAATAAACTTCTGCTATTTCACCATCAAAATTTCCACTACCACCACCATTAGATGAGGATCCAATTGAATGTGAAGCTGTACTGTTCACATATGTGTCTGCATTTTGTGCCATCCAAGTTTGAGAACCTAGTGCTTGCTGAACGCCATTTATATAAATTTTTATACGGTTTGTATTTGTTGCTTGTGTAGTATCTACTGCAACAACAACATGATACCATGCTGAAGGATCTCTATAAGATGCAGAAGTGTAAACACCCGGTCCAACACCAGCATTATTCGACATAGTTATTGATTGAACAGCAGAATAGTTAGAATCAGTAGAAATAGCAATAACTGTCCAAGGATTATTTGGTCTTCCAGCATCCAATAAAAGATTATCTGCTGGAAATGTTCCTCGCTTGATCCAAAGCGAATATGTCCAAGTTTTACGATTGCCGGCAACAGAAGGTGTTCTACTTAAAAAACCACCT